GGGCTGGGGTGGCTAACAAAGGCCGGGGGCGGGCGGTGGGATGTGTCCGTGGAGGCGATCAGGCAGCGCAGGGCTAAGGAAGAGTGGCAGAAGCGCGGCACCCTCGCGTCGGTCGCCGAGAAGGCGCAGATCGCAGCGGACCGCGCAGCCGTTTCCGCAGACCAAAGCGGCGAACTTGGCTCGCAACTTGGCATGCAAGTTGGCGCCCAAGTTGCAGCCGAGGACGATAAAAAAGCCGCAGAACGGTCGGCCATCGTCGAGGACGCCGCCGTCAAGCTCCGCGCCTCGCTGCTCGAGCGCCACCGCAACGAGTGGAACATGGCGCGCAAGATCGCCTATGAGGCCGCGCAGAGCCGCGACTTCGAGAAGGCCAAGCTCGCCAAGATCACCACCGAGACGCTGCGCAACATCCAAGAGGGCGAGCGCAAGGCGTGGGGCCTCGACGCGGGCGATAGCCTTGGCGACAAGGTCATCGTGATCGACCGGGGGTGACCGTGCTGGACGACCACCGCAACCCTGACGGCACTTACGACGGCATCGGCGCGATGTCGGATCTGACCGGCATGTCGCGCGACCGCCTGAAGCAACTGGCCGAAGCGGTCCGGGCGAATCATGCGGCGCTGAGCTCCTGCGCCTATCACGAGTTCGAGCCGATGGCGCCCATCCAGCCGCCGGCGCTCTCGATGAAGCAGAAGTACCGCTGTCGGCACTGTGGCGGCGAGGTGGAATCGTTCGCCCACCACTGGCACGAGCAGGGGCGGAGAGCTCGACCGGGCGGATGACCCGACTGCGCGTCTGGTGGTTTGGTGGGGCTTTCGCCGCAGCCCCAACCGCTTACCAGTTTTTGGTACAATCAGGGCGCGCATGGGGCGCCGATATGCCGGGTTGTCCGGCTCAGGGGGTTGTATGGACGCGAAACTGAACGGGGGGCCGGCGTTTCCGACGCTGGCGGTGGTGGGCGACACGGCGCTGAGCGAGGGCGGGCTGACGGTGCGGGACTACTTCGCGGCGGCTGCCATGCAGGGCATCTGTGCGTCTGGGCCGATGATCGCAGACGACGTAATCGCGCAGGAGGCTTACGCCATCGCCGACGCCATGCTCGCCGCCCGCGCCTCTGGCGCGCAGCCAGTACAACCGGCGACCGACGCCGACGGCTGGATCGCTTGGTACGGCGGCAAGAGTCCGGCCGGACAGGACACGAACGTCGAGGTGGTGCTGCGAAGCGGTGACGTTTGCGGAGGCTTGGCAGGGGGCTTCTACTGGAAGTGGCACCGAGACGGCAGAGAGGGCAGCGACATCGTCCGCTACCGCGTAGTCCGCGAGGCGAAGCCGTGAAACGCTGGGCCGACCTCATCCTGCCCGGTCGTGCCGCGATGATCGGCGGGCCCTGTCGGGCTCGTCGGAGGAGCACGTAATGAACCGCTTTCAGATCATCGCCGGCCGCTGGCTGGCTTTCATCATCCTGCCGGCCGCCTTCTGGGGCGGCGTGGCGCTGCTGTTTTTCTGACCAAGGAGCCGCAATGAACAACCAAGACATCGAGCAGGCCATCCAAGCCAAAGGCCTGACTGCGCCGCGCGTGACGCCTGCTGACATCAAGGCGCTGATGGATCGCATCGTCTATACCTTCGACGTCCGCCCGAACGGCTCGACCACGACGCTGGCGCACGCCTTCCTCGACGGGGATTTCTACCTCGCCACCGGCGTGTCGGCCTGCGTGTCGGTCGAGAACTTCGACGCCGAGCTGGGCAAGGACATCGCTATCGCTGGCGCCAAGGCCGCGGCCGAGGACAAGCTGTGGGAGCTGGAAGGCTACGCGCTGCGCAAGCGGCTGGCTGCTGCGCCGAAGGCCGGCGACTGGCTCTCCCGCCTGCAGGCCGCCTTCGGGCGGCTTTTCCATTTCTGATACACTCGGCTCATGGCTCAAGTCCGCATCAAGCTCCCGCGCCCGCACCACGGCCAGTCTCGCGCGCTGGCCGCCGCGTCAAGGTTCAACGTCATCGCTGGCGGCGAGAAGTCCGGGAAGACGACCCTAGCCATTGAGGCGCTGCTCGTCGGTCGCTATGGGGCGCTGAAGGACTACCCGGTGGCGATGTTCTGCGCGGACAAGGATGAGCTGGTGAAAACCAAGCGCCGCGTGCTGCAGATCATCGAGCCGCTGGTGTCCGCGCCGACCCGTCGAAACCAGATTGCGATTGGCGGCGATGCGCGCATCGACTTCTTCTCGCTCGACGAAAAGCTCGACAGCTGGGGTCAGTACGCCACGATCGTGGTCGATGACGCGGCCAACATCGACGATATCGACAGGCTGTGGGATGACGCGCTACACCCGATGCTTGCCCGGTATCAGGGCGATGCGTGGTTCCTCTCGAAGCCGGCCAGCAAGAAGAACTCGTTCTGGAGCCTGTACGCGAACGCGGAAACGGACGCGAGCTGGTCGGCGACGTCTATCCCGTCGTGGGAGAACCCGCATATCGACGCCGCGATGATCGAGAAGGCGCGGGCCGAGATGCCGGCCGCGGCGTTCGATCAGGAGTGGGGTGCCGTGTTCCTCGGGCACGACATGGCGCTGCGCGCCTCGCAGATGGTGGTCGGCGAGAACGAGACGTTCCGCCAGTGGTGCGAGCGTCTGGCAAAGGACGGCCTGAAGGTCGACGGCAAGCCGTTCAAGCTCGACGACCGGCCGGCGATGGCGTGGATCTACGACCAAGTCCCGAGCACGCTGGACGAGGCCTACAGGCTCGTGCTGGTGCTCATGAAGTGCGCGCAGGTCGGCTTCACCGTCATGGAGATGCTGGCCACGATCTACCTCGGGTTGCGGTTCGGCCCGGCGACGGTCGGCATGTTCCTGCCGGACACGAACCTCGCGGACATCAAGTCCTCGAAGCGCTTCATGCCGGTGGTGCGAACCATCCCGTCCGTGCACAAGCTCATGACCATGGAGGCGGCCGACGGGAGCGGCCGGAAGCAAGGCGAGGGCAACGTCCGGGTGCGCCAGATCGGCGACGCGATGTTCGTGTTCTCGTGGACCTCGGGCCGCGCGACGACCGAGTCGATCCCGATGGACATCTTGTCCTACGACGAGGTGCAGGAGATGACCTTGGAGCAGATGGAGAAGACGCAGGAGCGCCTGTCCGCCTCCGATGTCCGCTTCACGCTCATGGGCTCGACCGCGAACTGGCCGGATGCCGACATCCACCACTGGTACAAGCGCGGGAGCCAGTACCGATTCCACTCCGAGTGCCCGACCTGCGGCAGCAAGAAGCCGCTGGACGACTATTTCCCGAACTGCGTATGGCGCGACCCAGACACAGGCCTGTACCGGTATGTCTGCCCAAACGGGCATGTGCTCGAGGACGTCCAGCGCGGCGAGTGGATCCCCGATAACCCCGACGCTGACCCGCCCGTCGATGCGTCGGTGCCCAAGAAGGACCGGCCGCTGCGCATCAGGTCGATCCACTTCCCGCAGTTCCTGTCGCCAACGATCAGCGCGGAGGAGATCATCTTCGCGTACAACACGGCCACCGACATGAAGAACTTCTTCAATCGGAAGCTCGGGAAGCCGTACCTTGACCCGTCGCAGGTGCCGGTGAATCTCGAGCACCTTGCGAACTGCGTTTCCCACGGCAAGGCTGCAGGCGTGGTCTGGAAGAGCCGCGCGTCGGGCACGTACATGGGCATCGACCAGATGGGCAACTTCAACGTCCATGTGATCAAGGAGCGCCTGCCCGACGGCCGTCAGGCGGTGGTGCACATCGAAGAGACCTACAGCGCGGATCCGTTCGCGCGCTCGTCCGAGCTGATGGAGCAGTACGGCGTCGCGGTGTGCGTGGTCGAAATCAACCCGAACTACAACGACGCGAAGAAGTTCGCGGCGCGGCATCCCGGGCGAGTGTTCATCTGCGACAGCTTCGGCAGTCTGAAGGAGGACATGATCGTTTGGGGCGACGCGCCGCGACTCGATCCGAGCGATCGGCGCACGGCGGAGGACGCGCGGGATCGCTACACGCTGCGCATGGACCAGTACAAGTGCATGCAGGTCAGCATGAGCCGGTTCACCGCTCGCTCGCCGTTGTGCCTGTTCCCGGATCCGCAGGGGCTTGTTCAGGAGGTGGTCGAGAAGGGGCAGCGCCATGCGGTGGCCGTGCTGCCTCGGATGTTCCACCACTTCACCAAGACCGCACTGGTGGCGGAGAAGGATGCGGAAACGAACCAGTACCGGCGCTCGGTCAAGAAGATCGGTATCGACCCGCACTTTTCCTACGCAAACATGCTGTGCGACGTGGCTTGGAGTCGCGCTCACGGCACGAGCATGTTCATTCTGCCGGAGGGGCCCAAGATGAGCGACCAGCAAGAGGCGGTGAAGCAGGCCATGCCGGGGCTGCCCGATCAGGTCATCACGCTGGTGCGCGATCTGCCGGCTGGCGAGGTGTGCGGCCGGTGCGTGTCGTTTGACCCGGACGTCAGCCGCTGCACGGAGCGAGACCTTCTTGTCCGCCCGTCGGACCCGGGGTGCGCGTTCTTCGTGCCGGACGAGCCGGGTCAGTAGTAGGCCGCGTTCCGTGCCCGCCGCTCGAAGTCGTCTTCCTGTGTTGCGGGCTCTGCCGCCTTGGGCACCGGCGCGGGTATCGGCTCGATGTCCTTGCCGCAGTGCTTGCAGGTGGTCGCCTGTGCTTTGACCAGCTCGGCGCAGTGCGGGCACTTCCGGCTCTCGCCGGACGCGATCGCGCGTGATTCGATCTCGGCCTCGTTTCGGGCGACGACCAACGCCATCAGGACGCCGACCGGCCCGAGCAGGACACCAAGAAAGCACCAGCCGGCGACGCTTCGGCCCTTGTTCGACGCGACGATGCCTGCGGTAATGCCACACGCGATCAGGATGACGATCATGCTTCCGGTCATGGTGCTCTCCTTGGGTTACGCGGACTCGGCGTCGAAGCGTTCGCGGATCTGGCTGATGCGCTCGGCTTCGTGCTGTTGTCCTGCTTGAAAACATGCCCGGGCGAAGCGCTCGAGCGCGAACTTGTCGCCGTCGATGGTGCCGGCGGTGATGGTGATTCCGGCCTGCGTCATCAGGCGGGCGATGGTGCTGTTGTCGATCATTCCTTGCGTGCCTCGTTGTCGAAGTGGTTCAGCACCGCGTCCACGAGGTGCTGGCCGATGGCCTGCAGGTGCTCAGGCCGAAGCCTGCCGCTGCGCTCGCCGTTGATCGCCTCGAACACGAGGCGGTCTGTTTCGGCGTAGACTGCTTCGGTCAGGCTGCCGAGCGCCTCGGATACCGCTTTCGGGTCTGCGCGCATCCGGCCGATCTCATGCTGAATCATGCTTTCGATCGCTTCGTCGTCGAGCAGGCTGTATCCTTGCGCCGGGCCGCAGCTCTTGCAGTCGGTGGCGCCGCACATGCACGGACCTTCTGGCGTTCGCATGGTAACCGCTCAGATGCCGCTGGCCGCCAAGTAGGCGAGGGCGAGTCCGCCGATAACCGCGACGATGCCGGGTTCGGTCTTGAACTCTTTTTCGGTCTTCAGTTCGCTGGGTTTCATGGTGCTCTCCGTTTCGTTGGTGACGACTGCATGTTAACCGCATCTGGATAACATTGCAACGACTCAGGCGAACAAACAGGCCAGACGTCGTGATGCAACACTGCCGGGTATGACTACGACCTCCACCGCTGCCGCCTTCGATCAGTCTGCACCGCAAGCCGAGCGGACGGACGCGCTCGCCGAGCTGATGCAAAATCATCGACCGATCGACTCCGAGGTCCGTGAGGTCATCGAGTTCATCAACGAAGACCTTCAGGACCAGACGTTCCGAAAGGCGATCGCTGACAACGTCGTGCCGTTCCCGCCGAACCGCCGCGGCAAGCCCGGCATGCAGTCGGTCGACGTCGACGAGTACCAGATCCTCGTCAATGGCGACTTCATCGAGCGACCGGGCGCGCTGAACTTCGACTCAATGCGGGCGATGGTCGAGCAGACGCCGGTGCTGTCTTCCATCGTGATGACGCGCATCCGTCAGGTCGCGCGCTTCTGCCGCGTGCAGGAGAGCGGCTCGGGCCCGGGGTTCTGCATCCGCCACGTCGATCGGGATCACGAGCTGCAGGCGTCCGAGCACGAGTCCATCCAGCTCATGCAGCGGTTCTTCGATAACTGCGGCTGGGAGTTCAACCCGCGCCGCCGCCGCGCGCTGCGACGCGACTCCTTCACGCAGTTCATGGGTAAGCTGGTGCGCGACACGCTGATCCTCGACGCGGCATCGATCGAGACGGAGATGAAGCGCGATCGATCGCTCGGCATCGATGGCCTGTACGCGGTCGATGGCGGCACGATCCGCCTTTGCACCGAGGAAGGCTACAACGGCGCCGACGAAATCTTCGCGCTGCAGGTCGTGCAGGGTCGCGTCCGGACGGCCTACACCTTCGACGACTTGATCTACGAGCCGCGCAACCCGCGTTCGGACATCCTGTCGGCGGGCTACGGTCTGTCCGAGGTCGAAATGCTGGTGAAGACCGTCACCGGCTACCTGAACGCGCTCACCTACAACCAGAAGTTCTTCGACTCGAACTCGATCCCGAAGGGCATCCTTCACCTGACCGGCAACTACGACACGAAGGACTTGGCCGCCTTCAAGCGGTACTGGAACTCCATGGTCAAGGGCGTCAACAACGCGTGGTCGCTGCCGGTGCTCGTGTCGAAGGATCAGGAGTCGCGCGCCGGCTTCGAGCGCTTCGGCGTCGAGGCCAACGAGATGCTGTTCGCGCGCTGGATGACCTTCCTGACGGCGGTCTGCTGCGCGATCTACGGCATGGACCCGGCCGAGATCAACTCGGACGCCTTCTCGGCTGGTTCGTCGCCGCTGTCGGGCTCGGACACCGCCGAGCGGCTCGCCGCCTCCAAGGATAAGGGCCTTCGCCCGCTGCTGTCATACTTCGAGAACCTGTTCACCGACTACGTAGTCCGCGACTTCTCGGACAAGTACGTTTTTCGCTGGACCGGCCTCGATGAAGAGGACGAAGAAAAGCGCCATGAGCTGCGAAAGATGGTCCTCACGGTCAACGAGGCCCGCGCGCAGGAGGGGTACGACCCGCTCGAGGGCCCGATTGGTGACGCGCCGCTGAATCCGTCGCTGGTTGGACCGTGGATGCAGCTCACGCAGCAGCAGGGCGACGAGCAGGAAGATTTCGGGCAGCCGCCGGAAGGTGAAGATGAGAAGGGTGAAGGCGAGGAGCAGGGAGCGCAGGACGACGGCGCTGGCGGCTCTGACGGAGAGCCGACGGTCGGACCCGACGAGGGCGATCAGGGCGGTGCGCCGCCGGCAGAAGCGGTTGGCGACGAGGGCGAGCAGGTTGCGAAGTCCTTCGGCCTTCCTGTGCTGACCATCTGGGGCGACGATGAAGAAGCCCGCCAAGCGTAAGCAGACGCCGCGCCCGGGTGTTGAGCCGGGCGACGAGGTGTTCTTTCACCACGACGGGCAGCCATCGCATGGCCGGGTGTTGTGCCATGGCGCCCACGGCTGCACGATCGACCATGGCGGCCAGCAGCGCCGCGTGTATTGGTCCGACGTGCTCGGCCACAAGGCGCGCGCCAAGAAGCAGTTTGAGGTGCTCGATCGCGGCGACGACGGGGCGATTGTGCGCGACCAGTCCGGTCGCACCCGGTTCGTTGCTGGCGACGTTCCCGAGCCCGATACGCGCCCGGACGAAACCGCCGACGACGTGTCGGTAGTCCGTCAGGCGGTCAAGGAGTGCGCGCCACTCAAGAAGGCGATTCCTGCCGGCGGGCGCGTACTGCTGTTCATGAAGGCGTGGCGCTGACCGGCGGGAACAGCTTCGAGCGCGTCCGGTAGTCCAGCAGCGCCTTCATGTAGTTGAGGCTGGTCCCGTAGCGCCTGGCGAGCACATGGGGCTTCTCGCCGCCTTGCTCATGCGCCACCCTGCACGCGATCACCTGCTCGTCGTCAAGCAGCGTCTTCGGGCCACCGCGCGGGACGTGGATGCCGCGCGTGCCCTTCGTTTCGTTTGCGCGCGACAGGCGCTCGTGGATACCGGTCAGGCGCTGGGTGTTCGGTGTCCCTGACGTGTATTTCGTCCTCACGCCGGCACCCGGACGGCGTCCAGCAGCTCAGCACCGTTCGCCATGGCGGCTGAAATGTCGCGGTCGGACCGCAGGCACGCGCGGACCAGTCGCGTGCTGGTGAGTGTGCGCATCCATCGATCGAGCACCACGGCGTTCTGCATGAGGGTGTCGCGCTCGGTGTCTGTCACCGTCCAGTCATTGGAGGAACCGAACCGTTCCTTGATCACGTAGAGCGTTTCAGCCATCGTCTTCGCGCGCTCGAGCAGGTCTGTTCGCCCGGCTTCCTCGGCAGCGTACTGCATGATGTTCGTGAAGGCGGCCAGGTCGTGCGCGTGCGACTCCTGGAAGCACCCCATTGGCAGCAGGCTGATGGCGACATGCACCGGCATCATGAGTTTTTCGGTCTGCTGCGGTGTGAGGACGTAGCCGCACGTGCGGTTGAAGCGGGCGCCGCGCTTACGCATTCTTCACCCCCATGATTTGCCGTGCTTGACGGACTTTTTCCCATGCCTGTCGATCACAGTAGTCGCCAAGCGGCTTGTGCTGGTCGCCCCGCGCTCGAGCCTCGTCGTCGTCCTTGAACTCGGTTTCGAGGTCGCGCCGGATGGCTGCGCGCGTCCCTTCAGGTATCTCGGGCCACGCTTTTGCGAGACGATCCGCACAGTCGCATGCGCCGATGGTCCTGCGGCCGGTGTAGTACCGCGTCGCGGCAATCAGAATGCTGTGCGCCTCGAAATGGCGCAGCACATCCGGGAGGTGGGTGTCCTCGTATTTCCTCGGTCCGATCTTTCTGTGCAGGCTCATGGTGGTTCTCCTGTTGTTCTGGTGGCGTGATTCTGTTCCGTTTTCGGTTATTCAGCAACGGCTTGGTACGGTTGACGCGATCTGGCATCGGTGGGATCATTGTCGGGCATTTCGGTATTCCCGATATGCGTGCCCACGCCGCCAAGCAGGACACGAGTTCCACAAGACAGCGCACCAGAAATGGGCGCTGTTTTCATTTCTGCACCGCGGTCGTGACCCCACACTGCACGGATGCTGATCGACATCTCCCACTGCTGCCCGCATCACGCCAACGAGGCCATTGAGTCACTGTTCGCCAAGGCGGCCGGCGACCCGCCCGGCGACGGCATCTGGCAGCCGCACGAGTCCGTGTTCATCCAGCACCTGGTGGAGCTGTTCACCGATCGCGGCCTCACGCGGATCTCCGGCATCCAGGCCGAGCTGTCGAAGTGGCTCGAGCACGCCATGCACAACCCGGGTCCGCCGCAGCCGAAGCCGCCGGGCACCGTGCGGCGCTGGACGAAGGGCGAGGTCGCACTCACAAAGCTCTACCTCGAGACGCTGCCGCCGGAGCAGTTCACGCTCGACGACTGGATGATGGTGGTCGACTACCTGGTGCACCGTTATCTGCCGGCCGACGACCTGATCGAAGAGGCGAAATGGCTGGCCTATCGGTCGTCGATGATGGGCAAAGTGCAGTCGCGCCTCGACAGCATCTCGGCGGCCGGCGCCGATACCGTTCTGGCTGCGCTGCCGGCCTCCGTAGCGGCTGCGCAGGCTACGGTTGGGCTCACCCCTGCGCAGGCCAAAATGATCGAGTACGGGGCCGCTCGCTGCGCCGAGAACGTTGTCGCGCTCGCCGACGGTGCGCGGCACGCACTGCGGCGCGCGATCGTCGATTACCAACAGGCCGCGGCGATGAACGACCCGGCGCTGCGCGAGTCGCTCTGGACGCGCCTGTTCGACCAGTTCGGCGAGATGAACCGCGACTGGCGCCGGATCGCCATCACGGAGGCCGGCGAGAACGCCAACCAGGGCATGATCGCCTCGCTGCCCGAAGGCGCCCGCGTGAAGCGCATCGAGCAGTATGCGAACGCCTGCCCGTTCTGCCGAAAAATCGATGGCAAGGTGATGACGGTCGTGCCGGCCGATCACCCGGAGAAGGACGGAGACACCATGGTGTGGGCCGGCAAGACGAACATCGGGCGGTCGGCCGCGCCGCGCAAGAAAACCATGGAAGGCCTGGTCGATCGGCTGCCGTCCGAAATGTGGTGGATCGCAGCGGGGACACAGCACCCACACTGCCGTGGCCGGTGGGTGACCCTCCAGCACGAGCCAGTCGGCGACGACCCGTTTGACCAGTGGCTGGCTGAAACCCTGTCGAAAGTTTGAGGTAGCGCAAAGAGCGCAAGCGTGGCCGTGATCTAGTTTCCCGGTGAAACCGGGTGATTCTCATGCACTGCTGCGTTCGGCTCACTCGTTCCGGTGCGGGTTCGCCCGGGCGGTCGGGTTTTCGTCCCAGGCGAAGTTCACCACCGCGTTTGGTCGTGTGGCCGGCGTGACGCCCGGCGAGTTCAGGCGCCGCGCGGCTGTCGAGCCTGCCAGTCCTGCAGGCAGTCTGGGGAGCACCAGCGGTGGTTCTCGGCGACGAGCTCGCCGCAGTTCAGGCAGCGCCCTGTATGGGCTGGCCCTTCCGGTCGCCTGGATGATCGGAGGCTCTCACGGTGCTCATGCTCTGCTCGCTCTGCTGTGATGTCGGCAAGGTCTGCCATGGCGTTTTTCGTGGTTGTTGATAGAGCCGACATGGTGCCGTCACGGCGATCGTGACGGTATCCTGCCTGCAGGCTGACACGAGAGGAGGTGGTCCGATCTCCACGGCGCGTAAGAACGCCTTGAACCTTGGTGATGACTAGCCCGCTTCGGCGGGCTTTTTTTCGTCCGTTGTTACTGGCGGTCCGGTGTTACGAATCGCCTGAAAACGGGCGTTTTAGGCCTGTTGTAACAACCCGACGCCCGATCTGTTACAAAAAAGCCCTTAAAAAACAAAGACGTAACAGTGTAACGCCTGTAACACCGAAAACCATCCACACACATGCGTGTGCGTGCGCGTATACGCGTGTACGTGCGTGCGTGCGCGTGTGCGCCTGTGCGTACACGTATCTATCTATCTTGTTACATCAGTTACATTGTTACAGAGGGGGTCACATCCCGCGCCGCTACTGTGGTTTGGCGTGTAACAGTGGGCGTAACAAAAACGGGCGCGTTGTTACATCACCATTCTCGGTGCAGCTACGCTAACATCCGCGCGTGCCCGATGCGGGCGTTTTCTGGAGGCGATCATGGCGAGCGTGTGGATTCAGATGCGCGAGGACAAGGCTCCGCGCAATGTGGCGGGAAACCTGACGGCGGATCGGGCGCAGGTTTACCTGCAGGCCGGGTGCAACGATTGGGTCCGGACAAAGAAAGGCCGGACCGCGAAGCCGGCGCCTCAGAACGGCCTCGAGCGAATCCTGTACTTCTCGGACGGCAAGATGGCCGGCTCGCTGTTCATCGAGCCCTGCTCGCCGCCGTCTGGGCCGGAGGCGGGTTCGCTTAAGGTCGGCGAGGTGAAGCAGTGATCCGACGGTCGCTGGATGCTATCCGAGAAAAGATCCGCGCCGAAATGCAGGCCGGCGCGGAGTTCTGTTGGCGGGACGTTCTGGCGCGCGCTGACGACGCTTCAGACGCGTGGGCGCACGGCACGCTGCGCAACTGGCACCGGGCGGGCGAGACTCACGTCGTGCGCTGGGTGCGCGGGCGACAGGGCCCGGCGATGCCGGTTTATCGCTGGGGCGCTGGTGAGGACGCAGTCCGACCAATGCCCCTGACCAACTCGCAAAAATCCAGACGATGGAGAAAATCAAACCCCGAGCTGTATGCGCAGCACAATTGGCGAAAGAGCATGAAGAAACGAACCACTCCTGTGCTCGACCCGATTCATGCGCGCCTGCTCGGATATCGGCGCCGCGGGAGTGCGTGGTTTAAGCCGCCGGTCGTGATTGCATCATCGCCGGATGATCACCTCGCGCATCCTGTTCCTGAAGTCTGAGCCGCAGCAGCCCAAGGCGGGCGAGCACTGGATCACCGTTCGGCCGCCGGGCCACGAGAAAGGTCAGCCCATTCTCGTGCAGGACCAGCCTGACGGCTCCATGAAGGTCGTCGGCGGCGCCGGCGGCGCGCTGAACCACCTCCGCTTCACGCCCGGACACAAGGGCGAGGACCGCAAGGCGGTTGCCGCCAAGCGGCAGGAAGAAGCCCGCGCGGCGAAGAAGGCCCGCATCGAGCGCGACAAGGAGCTCGGCTTGCACGAGGCCAAGCAGGGCGTGCGCAAGAAGCTGTCCGATCAACGCCGCGCCGCCGAGAAGGAGTTCATTTCGTCGGTCGCCGACCAGATGGGCTGGGACAAGGCGCAGCTCGAATTCCCGGCGGAGAAGTTCGCGCACCTGTCGGACAAGGCGCAGGCCAAGCTGCAGCGCCATCATCACGCGGCCCTGCTCAAGCAGGCCACGAAGGCGGTCGATCAGCACCGCGAGTGGCTCGTGCACGATCATGCCGCGCGCGCCGAGGCGGGGCTTGGCGAGCTTCCGCTGGTGACGCCGGACGCGGAAACCGTGAGCGTTCAGGATCTCGACCCGGTGAGCCCGTCCGGAGCCTCGCTCGGGTACTCGGCAGACTTTGCTGCGCGCGCCGATGCCGCTGGCGCCTCACAGGCAGCCATCAGGGCGGAGATCGCCGAGTCGAAGCCACCCATGACCGACGAGCAGCGCTCCGCGGCTCTGGCGCGCGGGAAAGCCGCCGAGATGGTCAAGGACGAAATCGCATCGATTGCCGACCCGGTTGCACCAACCCTGCAGACCAAGATCGACGACGCCAAGAAGGCCGTCTCGCTCATCGCCGCGCGCAAGCGGCTGGACGGGCTGCGGCGCCAGCTCGCCGACGCTGGCCGCGAGGTCGATGCTGCCGTGTCCGAGCCAAAGGCGCCTGTGCTCGAGCTTGACGACGAGAAGGTCGCCGAGGACGTCCGCAAGCAGATCGCCGATGACCTGAAAACCGCTTCGACTCGGGCGTTCCTGTCGGCGACCGCTGAGGTCGGCGAGGAAAACCTTCGAGCCCACATCGGCGTCGGCGCCTACAACTCGTTGAACGCGCTCTCGCTGACCGCGTCGGGCGCGGCGCTGCTCGATCGGTCCGTGGTCGACGTGCTCGGAATCTCGGGCGCGGCTCAGGTGCTCGCGCGCCGCCTGAAGGCAGACCTCTCGCCGGATGACTATCAGCGCGCCGCCGACAGCATGGCCGAGTACCACGCTTCGATGCACGCGGATCGCGCGAACGAGGCGGTATCCAAAGCGAAGGAGGCGCAGGATCTGGCCGAGGCGATCGACGTCGATGCTGCGCACGATCTGACCGAGGCGCAGGCGCTTAACCACACCCGCCGGGACGCCATCGAAGCCGCGCGGCGCGCGCTCGGTACCGCGCTGGGCGAGCTGGAGGCGAATGCCGCGCTGGTCGCAGAGCTCAAGACCGGCGCGCGCGACGAGGTTCAGGTTCCCATGGGCGGCCTGACGCCGCAGGCGGTGGTGACGCAGCTGCGTGCGATCGGCTTGCAGAAAGGCGACTACCTGCTGGACAAAGTCGGGGGCGAGACGTTTGTGACCATCAACGCGGACGGGCTGGACCGCCTGACGGCGCCGGTGAATAAGGCCGACATGGAGCAGGTGCGCAGAAACCTCGCCATCATTCGCGGCGAGCACGACGAGGACGACTGGCTGCCGATCGGGTTCGCCAACCGGCGGGATCTGGCGATGCACGTCGAGCCCGGGGTCGTGCAGCGCATGGCCGAGCCGTTCTCGCCCGGGGAGGATCTGGCCGAGTCATTGCGCGACTACATCGGCGGGCGCGCGGCCGATGGCGACACGCCGGCGGACATTGTGGCGGACATCCAGTCGGCGGCATTCTTCGACAAGGCCGGCGCCGAGCGGCGCAAGGAGTACGCCGCGGCGCTCGAGGCGGTTGCGCCGCTCAAGGACGCCAAGGGCAAAATGCGGCGCGCCGAGGCGTTGCAGGGCCAGTTTGAGGCCTACGCGGACGCCTTTGTCGAGAAGCGCGGCGCGGCTCGCCTGCCGTTGCACCGCCAGAAGGTCGACGTCGATCAGGTGTCGGTCGATGCGCTGCACCGGGCGCTCGCCGATCACCCGGATGGCGTTGCCGCGTACAAGCCGGTGGGCGACCTCACGAAGCAGGACCAGCGCTCGCTGCGGGATTTTTTCTACCGGGAGATTGCGCACGAGTCGCCCGAGGCTGCGGACCTGCGGCACCAGTACGAGGGCCACCTTGCGGCCGAGCCGGAGAAGGAAACCGTCGATATGTTCGGCGAGACCACCACCAACCCGGAGTGGTCCGAGTGGCGGGCTCGGCGCGACGAGCTGTCGGCCGCGGTCGGCAAGTCCTCGCTCGACTGGCAGAAGTACGTCGACTCGATGCGCGGTCACGCGAAGGCCTACGAGTCGCTGCAGGACGTGATCCGCTCGCGCGTTTCGGAGTCGTTCGCTCAGCATCACAACCGCCTGCGCCCGGACGCACCCGTCGCTGTTGGGCGGACCGTGATCCGCAATAACCTGAACCACCTCGATGCGGTGGATCCTGCTGCGCGCGAAGCCCGGGCGGCCAAGGAGCGCGAGCTGATCGACGCCTTGCGCGACCGCGTGGCAGGCAAGTACGCATCCGGGTCGGTCAAGGACAAGCTGGACGCCGCCAAGGAGCAGCAGGCCGCGTTCGAGCAGGCGCAGATGGGGTTCTTCTCGACCGAGGACCTGTTCGGGGCTGACGACACCGTCAAGGAGTCCGCGCCGCTGGCGGCCGACGAACGTCACACGCTGGGGCATGCCGCGGAGATGCAGATCGCCGGGATGATGGGCATCGTCGGGCGCCAGTTCAAGCCCGGGCAGCCGGTGAAGCTCTGGAATGTTTCGATGAACGGCAAGTACGCGCCGCAGCAGCGCGCGATCAAGATGCTTGAGGCCAACAAGCGGCTGGGCCTCGGGTTCGGGGCCGGCTCGGGCAAGACCTCGATCATGCTCGGCGCTTTCTCGCACCTGCACGGAAAAGGCAAGATCAAGCGCGCGGTCATGCTGGTGCCTTCGATCGTGCAGGGTCAGTTCGGCGGCGAGGCGCTGCGGTATCTCGAGCCGGGCAAGTACAAGTGGCACGCCGAGCCGGGCGCCTCGCGCGCGGAGCGGATCGCCGCCTACAAGGATCCGGACACGCATTTCGTGGTCCAGACGCACCAGTCGTTCCGCGACGACATGATCTACCTCGGCGCGCAGCACGATGGGGTCGAGCCGTCTGAAATGACCGAGCGCCTGCGCTCGATGTCGCCAGCCGATCGCCAGTCGTGGATCAAGGGCGTGATGGAAAGGGAGGGGATTGCGTTCGACGCGACCATGGTTGACGAGGCGCATGAGACGCTGAACCGAGAAGGCAAGCAGGACTCGACGCTGGCGAACGTCACCGACGCGCTGTCGGCGCACACGCCGTACTACGTCTATGCCTCGGGCGACCCGGTCAAGAACGACGTTTCCGAGGCGTTCGACCTGCTGCGCAAGTGCGACCCCGCGCGCTACACCGATCGGGCTGCGTTCATGCGCCGGTACGGGGTCGACACCGACGCGGCGCGCGCGGAGATGAAGCGCGAGATGGCGCGCTACGTCTATTCGCACACGATCTCGCCGGACGTGACGGCGCACCACAACGAGCACGCAATCGAGCTGTCTGGCGGCCAGAAGGCGGCGCTCAAGGAGATGGACGGGCACTTCGCCCGGGCCCGACTGGCGCGCATGCGCGGGCAGGTCGACGTGGATGCGTGTCGCGCGATCTCGCCTTCGTCGTTCGATGGCGTGCCCGAGGATCAGCATCATGCCGTCGCCGCCCAGCTGCAGAAGTCGCTCGGGATGCTGAAGCCGTCCGTCGAGCGCCGGATCATCAACGACCACCCGGACAACGCCAAGATCGAGAAGACGGTCGAGCTGGCGAAGGCGCGGCACGGCCGGCAGGGCGTCGTGTTCGCGCACTCGCTGTCCGCCGTCGAGGCCACGGCCAAGCGCCTGCAGGCCGAGGGGTTTCGCGTCGTGACCATCACCGGCGCCGATTCGTCGAAGGACAAGGACGCCAAGCGCAAGATGTTCACGCCCGAGTCGGGCGAGCCGGAGGCCGATATCATGGTCGCCTCAGACGCTGCGGCCGTCGGGATGAACCTGCAGTCAGGTCGCTACCTGATTCAGCACGACACGCCCGACACGGCAAAGAACCACGGCCAGCGCAACGCGCGAATTCACCGCCTCGGGCAGAAGAACGACGTCGAGCTCCACGACCTCGTGGCTGACCATTCGTCTGAACGTCGCGCGCGTGCCCGGCTGTCGAAGAAGTACGGTCTGCGCGAGCTGATGCTCTCGCCGATGGATGCGCTCGACGACACCGGCCTTGCG